GACAAACATTATGCGCTCCATTGAGAAGTTGGTTTAACAGGCCATACTGGGTTAGCTACAGGGTGAACGGCTAATTGCCGTACTGCGCTACGGTAAGTTACATAATCTTGCACATTGACTAAATATGGGTTTGACTTGCTTGGGTCAGCAACATCAGGAATCGTAGTCCAATCGGTTTCGTATAACAGTTCTGATGCTTTTTTCTTGCAGTCATCAAATGGCTGTTGTGCAGTTAAAGTAGCAATCTCAGCATTAACCGCTTCTTCCGTTGGCATTGGAATAGCGTCATCTAACCAAACTAGCCCTGAATATTCAGTTCCAGTTAAAGCCCATTGTGCGTTAGGTGTTAAAACGGCTAATGCTTGTGGTATTCCTATTGTTTGGCTCATTACAAAATCTCCAATAAAACAATACTTGCACGACCAGCAGTAACTCCACCGCCACCTGCGTTATACGCACCAGTACCGCTATCTACTAATATTCTTGTGGAATAAGTTAAGGCAGATGTTGAGCTTGGCGAATCTAAATAGCTGATAGCAGCATTTGCGTAAATATTGCCAGCAGAACTTAAAACATCGCAAAATGAATTTCCTGAACCTGCCAAGTTTGTAGAATCCCTAAACAAAGTCATTTGGGTGTTTAGGTTTGTATTTGTTTGAGCTAATTGAGAAGTCACTAAACAAAGAATTTTGCTCGATGTTGATGTAGGGGTAATAGTTGCAGTATGACCTGTAGATACAAAAGAAGTCGATGTGGTAGTAAAAGATGATGTTGTTGTGCTTGCAACTGTTTGGACTATTTTTCCAGTAACGGTTGCTAAAGCAGCAGCAATTTGGGTTGTTACTTGACCTAATGTGGTTGCATCTGTGCTATTTGTTCCGTTAGCCAAATTGATAATTTTGTTATTACCAAGGTCTAATTGACCCGTCATTGTGGTTTGACCGTCAGCAGCAATCGAATCAGTTAAAGCAGAAGCTATATCACTTAGTGTGGTATTTGCCCATGTGCTTGCAATGGTTGTGCCTGTAACTACTGGGTTACCAGCAGGTAATGTGTATGTTCCTGACCCGTTTCTACTCATTTTTTGCTTCCTTTTTTCAATTCTTCAGCCATTTTTGTTGGCGAATAATTAATGGATTCTTGAATCTTTTTCTTTAATGCCGCTTCTTGGGCCTTTTCAAAACTGTATTTGGTAAGGCTGCCCACTACTGGTATTTTACCGATTGGGCTACGATTAATCATGTCTAAGCCACGAATTACGGCACTTGCCGTATTGCTGTAATTAGCTGCACCTTTTAATGGGGCATTAACCAAAATGGTGGTTTCCATCAAATCACGAATTTCTTGTGCGCCTTTTTTGCCAAACAAATAATCTAGCTTGCCGTCTTGGTCTAACTCACGAACTGCCGACTTAAACTTAGCAGGGCTTACAACTGGGTTGCCGAACATATCGGTGTCAATAGATTGGGTTACACGGTCTTTTAGATATTCAATAGTTTGACCTTGTAATTCTTTAAACGCTTGTTGTCCTTGTGTGCCTGACTTTTTGAGTGCAAACCCTAAATTTTTAACATCGTCTAATGAACCATTAATGATAGACTTTTGGAATACATCCTCAAGTGCCACTACTCGGTCATCGGAGTTTGCTTTAGTGCTAATTAAACGGTCAATAGCACCAATGTTCTCAAAGTTTTTAGCATAGTCTTGGCGTAATCTGCGAGCTTTTTGGTATAAATCACCGCCCTTGCCTTCAGTAATCTCATTAATAATATTACGCATATCACGCCCATAACTTGCATTTGGCGTGGCTGGCACATAATTTTTATTAATTACTGCGTAAATATCTTCTAACGCATTAATGGATATTTGACCTGTGTTTTTAGGGTCGTTTTTAGCAAGTTGCTCATAAACAATATTTAATATAGGGGCGTTAGCGGTTCTTGTTGTAGGCGTTTCGTTTTCAATAAACGCTTTTAATGGTGCGTAATCAACAGGAGCTTCAGTTTCGCCTTTTTCTTTAGCCAATGTATAAGCTTGATTAATTTTGGTTTTAGCGGCTTCTGCTTCTTTGTTAAGCACATCCGTAACGGCTTTTCCAGTAGCTCGTAAACCGAATGATTGTTTACCTGTGGCATCCACAAAAGCATCAAAGTTCTGCAAAATAGCATCGTTGCGTCTAGCTTGTGCTTCTACCAAGGGTTTTCCAAGTTCAGGGCTAATTTTAGGTGTTTCAATCTCAAATTGTTGTTGCCCTAATTCACGCTCTGCTTGACCTTTGCTTAACTGTACAGGCACACGCAACTGACTAGCCATTTGTGTACGAGTTACGGCTTCAGGAGTGGCAGCAGCACCTACACCAGCCATTGTGGGTTGTGCTTGTCTGCGTAATAAATCAGGCATAGTTGGCACAGCCTGTCTAGTAGCTTGAACAGTCTGAGCTACTTGTGGTTGTGTAGCCCCTACCATACGAGCATAACTTGGTAACATACCTGTAGGCATTATTGGGGGCAATTTAGACGCTTCAAACGCACTACCAATGCTTTGCAATACATCTTGGCTTGCACCGCTTCTAGGTTGATACATATTGCGTTGTGCCATAGCTGTTGGCCCTTCGCCTGTAACCAAAGCAGATATAGCACTTGGCACAGTCAAAGCTGCACCTGAAAGCATAGTAGCTGGCACTTCATACAATGCCATCATTTTTTCTTGCATTGTGCGTTTTGGCTCAGGTGTTACAGGTGGATTTGGTACTTGACCTGCAACGGTAGGCACATCAGTATTAATGATATTACCCCTAGTATCAGGCGTTTTAAATGCTTGATAACGAGCCAATAAATCGGCTTGAGTTATGTTATCGGGTACATTTTTTACTAAAGTACCATCGGGCATCCGCACATCCATGCTTATCTTCCACTTGGTAATTGGTTAAAGTCAACAACATTTCCTGATTGCCCAACATTTTTTTCAATCATGCGTTTACCACTAGAACCAGCTTGTGCTTCCAACGCTTTAATAGCAAGTTCACGAGCTTGTTGCTTTTGTTGAATGACTTTTGGACTATCGCCTAATTGTGGGAAATACTTGCGTTCTTCGTTTACATATTCTGTTGGCGATATTGCTGCACCTGATTCTTTACGCAATACAGCACTAATAAAGTTCCTACGAGCTTGGTCGTTTTGTTGTTGTTCAGGGCTTGGGCCACCTAATACAGTAGGTAACACATTGAATGTAGAACGAACACCTTGTTCTAATTTTTCACCAATAATCGGTGCTGTTCCAACAGTTCCACCAATCGCTGTGCGGATTACGCCAGTATTAGTAAACCCTTTGTTTTCCAAATCTGTAGCAATTTTATTAGCTTCTACTGCTCGCATACCAAATGCGACAGCGTTAGATTGAGTTTCTGTCAAAGGCTTACCACCAACTAAAGGTTGGTTTTGTGGGCCAACAACAGGTTTGGCTTGACCAGTTCTTGTGTCAACCAAGAAAGTGCCTTCTTCACGCTCAACCACTTGTCCAGCAGTAGGCATTTGAGATTTAGGTATAACTTGTAATACTTTAGTTGGGTCACGAGGGTCACGAAATTCGATACTAGTTCCCGTATCAACTTGTAAAGGTGGTTTAAACTTTTCTTCGCCTTGTGCCACAACACGGGTTGTACCATCGGGCATAACCATAAAGCGTTTTTGACCTTCACCAAGGGTAATTTCTTCAGGTAACATTTTCTTAACACCAGTAGCCCTAAGTTCAGGCACATAAGATTGTGCAGCCAAACGATAAGCAGCATTTGGGTCAGTTTTCATTAATTCACCAAATTGCTCTATTTCTTGAGATTGACGCTTACGCAACGCTTCTGCCAAATCTAAAGCAGCCTTATCGCCCTTTTCTGCTAATTTCATACCTGCAAAAGTTTGAGCTAAAGGTGCAGCATATTGGAAAAAGCTAGGTGCAACATAACGCCCACTTACCATTTGACCTGACGGCATTTGTTGGCCTTGTTGCATAAGCAACTGAGCCATTTGCTGTTGGCGATTTAGTGATTGCTGTTGTTGCAGTATTTCGGGTGGCAGATTACCTGCAAGATTTAGCGTTTGTGCTTGAGCCATAATTAATCCATACCTGTAGTCATTGTTGGTACAGTTCCTTGACCGCCATAACCATAAACATTACTTGCACCATACTGATTCATGGCAGCTTGGGCATTAGCGTAAGGGTCTGATTTACCTTTTCTAAGCATCATTGCCATAGCCATAGGATTCATGCCGCCTTGTGTTGTACGCCCTGCGTCTTGAACTAATTGGTTTTGCTGTGCTAATGCAGCGTTTTGCATAGCTTGTTGACTAGCCATATTTTGAAAAACAGGCATTAAACCGCTAACATCTTGCGGTTGTTGCATGGGCATAATGTAGGGGTTGTACATATTCATGGTATTAGTCCGTAATCTACGACTTTATAGCCGTCATCAAGGGTTTTAACTGCATATGGGAATACTTGCTCTACTTCGTCAGCCATAACGCCTACATGAACGCCATGACCGCCAAATTCACGCTCTTTAAACTCATCTTTGTATTCAAAGCTATACAAGGTTAAACCGTTATTCATTACGCCAATGGCTTTTATATTTTCTTTGGTGCGTGGGTCAGAAAACGCCATAATGCCTGCACCGCCTAAACCAAATAACCCTTGATTCAGATTAGCTTGTGCGGCTTGTTTAGCATTAAAGTCACCCATTTGGGCGTTATAGCCCATTTGTGCAGCACCTAATATGTCAGCACCCGATGTAGTTGCTTGTTGTGGGGCATTGATAAAAGTTGGGCCTTGCACTTGTGCGCCAGTACGAACCGCAGAAAGGGTGTTTAATGGCTCATTTCTAAGGTAGGCTTGCTCTTGCAAAGCCTGTTGTCTTGCTTGCTGACCAACACCAAAACCTTGTGTTGTAGCACCTAACAAGAGGTCATTTTCACGCTGTGCTTGAATCCGCATTGCATTTTCGTATGCTTTAGAACCTAAAGGAATTCCCTGATTGGCAAGACTTTGAGCTAATTGTTCACGGCCTTGTTCAATCTGTGGGGCAAGCCGTTGCATATAGGCTTCTTGGTAAGTCTGACTTGGATTAAAGCCTGTTGATGGCAAAGCACTTACATCAAACGGGGTGTTAAGCATATTTTCAACATAGCCTAAACCTTTACCAGCCACCCTTCCAAGCCCAATACTTGCTTGGTTTTGATAATCAAGCAGTTGTTGTTGAGCAGGGCTTAATGTTTGAGTAGCAGTCCATGTAGGATTGCCATAAGGGTCTTGCCCACTAATTTGATAGTTTAAGTTGCCATAAGGCGTAATTTGGTTGACACGGTTTGCAGCAGAAGCGGCTCTTGCGGCTTCCAAATTACCTTGTGCAGTTTCTTGAGCAGCCCCCCGATAATCAGGGGCGGCAGGTGCGCTTGGCGCAGGCCCTAATCCTAAAAATCCACCACCACCCATACTATTCTCCCTTATTTAAAGAGCATCGGATGTTAAGAAACCGACACTCCTCTTTACGCATTGCCATAATTACCAAATCCCCTTCCATGTGGGCATCAGGTATTTCTGCAACAACCTTAAAGCCCAAATGTCGGTTTAACTTTAGGGCATCCGTGTTATTAGCACAGATTTGCCCTAGTATAACGCTAAGTCCAAGTTTATTAAAGGGGTAATCAAAAGCCGCCCATAATAAATCCCTACTCATCCAGTTCGTTTCAGCCAATGAACCAATGTGCATTTCGCAGGCTTTTGGCATGAAATTACAGTATCCAACTACAGCCACCAAATTACCGTCTTGCAACTGCCCAATACATTGGGTGGTTTCGGGTAAGGGAAAGTTAAGTATTCGAACCAGCCATTCCCCCAAATATCGCTGATTTTCAGTAGTAACAGTCCTCACAATACCCCGCCACGCTCCATTACATAATCGGTTGATGCCCAATGCAGTTCAATTCCTTGTGCTGCAACATTAATATTGACCGAACCTGCATAGCCAAGACCATTAACGCCTTGCCATACTTTGTTCGTATTTAAGCCGCCACCCCATTGCCCTACATCCCATGTGGTGTTATCCCAAGTTCCAATCGTAGAAGCTGTAGGGTTAAACGATACTGCCCCAAGCTGGTTTTGGGTGTCAAAATCTACGCTAATACCGCATAAAACGCTAGGATTACCGTTGGCAGTCTGTAGAATTGGGCGAACCATCGTAAACCGCTTTAATTGCCCACGGCTTTCAAAGTAGTTATATGCTTGTTGGGCTGTGGCTGTAATGTTTGTGCCATTATCAGATAAATTGTCATAAAAACGGGCTACAAAGCCTTTACCGCCAAAATACATATCGTTATTATTGACTTCCCAACTGATTGCATCAACCCCTGTAAACCTTCCCCAAGACTTTGTAATAGTGTGCATTACATATTGCTCAGAACCGCCAGTTACAGGCACATTTACTATGAGCATATTAAATTTGGCTAAATAATTAATCTGCCAACCATAATTGGTAGCATATAAGTCAGCCGCTTGGCTAATAGCATAAAAAATCTTGTCTGTTAGGTTCACACGGGGGTCAAGACGGCTTGATTGTAGGGTGGCAGCCATTGGGGTTAGACCATCTTCGGTCAATAACAGCAAATCACCACCGTATTTAAAGAAACATTTACGAGCGTAGGTTTGTCCGAGTTGCCAAACGCCCACTAAACTCCAATTATTTGGGTCAGATGGGTCAGAACCCTTATAAACAATGACTTCACCCATGCTTGTCACAAAGGCAGCTAGGTCATCAACGCCATATCCAGCGTCAATAGTCCAAGTTCCCATTGCTTGCAGGTAACCACCCATTCTAGCTACATCGCCTAAAGGAAATTGTGTGGCTGCGCCCCCAATCGAATTAACTGGGAGATACCAAAAATTTAAACTGTTCTTTTCAACAAAATAAAGACGCTCTTTAAACAGGTTTACATTGGCAAAAAGGTTGGAATTAATACCTGTAATCCCTGTAACGGTGTAAGAACCGACTGGTGAAGCGTCTGCAAGCCCTGAAGTAGCCAAAGTATAAGTAAAAGTTGTTCCATCTACGACTGTAATGACATAAGTGCCGTTATAACCTGATGGCGTAGCCCCTGAAATAACTACTCGATTACCAGTAGCTAAGTTATGAGCCGTGCTTGTGACTACAGTAGCGGTGCTTCCTGACAGATTTTTTAAAGTTGAGATGGTTGCAGCCGTTGTGGTCGTAGCAACCCTATACCAACGAGTTCCATCGTATTCCATTACGGAATCAGAACCGTTGCAAGCCACTAAAAAATGACCGCCTGCGGTAGTTATGTTGATATGTGTAAATCTATCGCTATTAAGCCCTGTAAAAGCTGATGTCGCTGTAGCTGTATTGACATCGTAAATGGCAGTTCCAGCAGCAGCAAACAATTTTTGCGTTGTTGGGCCTGCATAATTCATCAAACTTTCTACATAATCGCTAATACCGATGGTGTAAGTTCCTACAACCGTAGCGTTACCCGATGGGGCTATCGTCATGTTGTAAGTAAATGTCGTAGAACCTGTTACAGAAATGGTGTAAACGCCATTAAATTGGCTTGGCGTACTACCAGTTATTGATATTTGCTGACCTGAAGTTAAATTGTGTGCGCTAGATGTGGTAACCGTTGCCACAAGGTTATTTGCACCACCCCTTGTCATCGTAGAAATCGTCTGAACTCCCGTACTTGTCGTAATTAGGGATGTTTGGGTGTAGCCACTTCTAAGTGTTACATCGGTTGGGGTTGGGAAAAAATTGACTAATTGCACCGCATCTAAGGGTGACATTTCTGCCAAAGAATCCCTTGCGTTCCAACCGCCAATAGGGGCTGGCAAGGAAGCGGTAACTGCCCTGCGTTGTTGAGCTACCGCCATAATTAAGTTCCGTATCCAGTATCGGGGATATTAGCGTAACCAATAAGCACCTTAGTTGGGTATGGTGCAAAGGATAGGTTAGCAGAGCCTTTATCGTTGGCTTTCACTACATTTAGGATTCTAAAATAATCTTGTTGCAATGCAGTAGTGTCAAACGACTTAATCTGAAAATACTTGAGTTTTGTACCTAAGACTAGCAAGCGGTCATCATAAACAGTTGTATCAGTATCTACTGTAAAGCTGTTTTTGACTGCGCCTGTAGCACTTCTAGCCCAACCTTTTGAGCGGTATTCAAAACCTAAATATTCTTTAGTATTGTAGGGTGGCCATATTTGGAATTGTTGCCCCAAAATACGCCAACGGATGCGTGGGCCAGTCGAAATATAGCCCGACTTTAGCCATTGCCATTGCTGTGCATCTTCAGGGCCTAGCATCTGCCAATGCTTTGTCTTATCCCAATGGGTATTGTCTGTAATGGTTTCAAAATCGGTAGGTAAATCGTACTTTGTTTGGCTAAAAGTAAAAGTCACGCCTGCGTATGTGCCACTAGCTAATTGGCTCATAACGATGGTAGATGTGTTATTGCCACCGTCATAAGTTACGCTTGAAACATAGGTGTCTTGGTTAATGCCTGTGCCTGTAATGGAATAATCGCTATTTAAGGCAGAAGCGTTACCTGTTACAACAATGTTATAACTATTGTCGCTAATAGTTGAGCCTACAAAGGTTACTGCATCGGTGTAAAAACGATACTCCAACTCCAAAGCCTGCCAGTCATGCTCTTTAACAAGTTCATACCCACTAGCGTTCATTAAGGCTAGAACTTGTTGCACATCTTGACTTGGATTGCCTGCAACATAAGTAGGTACAGCTAAATTCAATTCGGCTGTCACTTGTTGCACAAGCTGGAGCATCGTTTGGCTCATAATTATGCTTCCTCTACGACTTTTGGTTTACGAGTTCGGGTTTTCTTTTCACCAACTGCCGCAAGTATAGCCGCCATTTGTTCTTGCATTAGGGCGAGCTTCGCATCAGTTTCAGCCTTGATTTTAGCATTTTCCTCGTCTTTTTTGGCAAGTTCTTGCTTTAACTGATTAATTTCTTCGGCTCGTTTAGTTGCTTCTGCGGTTTCTTCAGCAAGGTTTAAGAAAGTTTTAGCTTTATCCCTAAAGGCGTGGGGTGACATACCAGCAATCATGCCAATACGCTGTAACTGTAGGTCAGAAGCGTTAGCAATGGATTCTACGGTCATAAACTTTACGCCCCGTAGTTCTTGGGCTTGCGACTGGCTAATTAGAGGCCATTGTTCTACAGGTGTGCCAATTATCTCGCTACTAGAATCTTGGGTAGCTTGATACTGTAGCCATTGGCGTGGAAAACGCTGTTTGTGGCTTTCTTGTGCGTAAGTGTCTATTTCCGTTAGATTGTCACCAGCAACCATAATACGAACAAAGTCAAAGTCCTTAAATATGGGTCTGCCAGCTTCGTTGGATTCATGCTCTAGTTTGACTGCTCGCTTATAAAACTTAACTGCCAAACGAGAATCTGCATCTTGGGTATCGCTATCAATCATGTAAAACTCCTTAAGTGGTTAAGGTACTGCGGTTAAAAGAAAAAGGGCTACCCCAATTACGAGATAGCCCCTTGTTTTTACTACAATTTTTGGTTAGACGCTAGTAGCACCAAACCAGCCATAGTCACCTGAAACCATAGACTCAGCAGGAGATACATAAGAACCACCTGATGCGGTTACGGCAAAGGTTGAAGCATTAACGGTACAAGCAGTTGTGCCTGCTGGAATCGTTGCTGCTGCACGGGCAAATACATAACGCTTACCGTCAGAACCAAAAGTTTCAGCACCGAGAGGGCCAAAGCTAGGGATTCCGATTAAGGTAGTACCGTTGGTGTATTCAAAGCTCTCAGGGGTAATACCGTTGAGGTCAACACCTGAAATGGGGAGAACTGAATAAGGCATGATTATTTTCCTTTACTAATTAGACGGTCAAAATACCCTGCAACTGTGCGTTGCTGGTGGTTAAATTGCCTGCCCAACCGTAGAGCTTAACAATCGCATCTTGGTTGATGGCTTGACGCTCACCACCGATAGGTACGAAATTACGCTCTTTGTGTGGGCGGAAGAAAATGTAATTGGTGTTCAAGAGATACATATAGTTTGCGTTTTCTTGGTTACCAATACCACCACCGAGTACAACATCAGCAGATGTACCGCCACCGTAGAACTTTAAGGATGCGAAACCTGCTGCACCACTTTCTTCGGTAGTAATACGCTGAATTGCTTGCAATGCGCCTACGAAATACTGATATGCGGTGTTACCAGCAATGTAAAGGTCAGCCTTGTCTGTGCCACGAACCTGCTTGATAGCAGCTTCAGTCATTTTTGCCAAGGTGTTGGTAGAGGTCAAGCCAGTAGTAGCTTGGTTCTGCCAAAAAGACCAGTTTGCACGGTTAATACCACCGTAAGTACCTGTGGTTGGGGTTGTAGAAATTGCGGCAGCTAGACCGTCAATGTTCTTACCACCGTTACCAGTACCATCACCATAAAGGTCACCCGAAATGCGGTTCAAAAGGCGAGCTTCAGAAACTTGCATACGACCATCTAACAAGTCGATGATTGCTTCTTTAGAACTGTTTTGGAGCATTTCCAAACCGCTCATTGTTACAGCAGCAGCGTACTGAGCAATCTTGAACTGAGCAGCAGAAATTGGGCTGTCAGGAGCAATGTTCAATACTTCGTAGCCGCTATAGGAATTAGCGTTGTTGGTGTTAGGGTCGTTGTACATGATTTCTTCCAAAATCACATTACCACCCGAAAATGGGCGTACATTGCCCTTAGAGTTAAGTCTCTGCAGAATTGCATTGTTCTGCGTTAAGTTATCAGCCAATTCACCGCTACGACTTTGAATGGTGGTAGCGATAATATCGGTGATTGCTGAGTTAGCAAATGCCATGATATTTCCTTTTTAAGTTAATTAAAGCCTACCGCTCTCTGCTTCAGCCATTTGAGCCATCAGTAGAGAACGCCTGTCCTTTGCTTCGACTTTCGCTTGTGTTCCGCTAGGAGTAACGGATTTTGGGCTAACAGCCGTTGCTTTAGCTCTAGCTACTTGTTGTGCCTTAGATGCTTGCGTGGTAGCTTGCCTTAGGAGTTTTTCCTGTTCAACCTTCCATGCTTCATCGTTCATACGCACAGCTTTTGCATAAGCCGTTTCAAGGTCTTGGGCCTTACCTAGCTCAAGTAGTTGAGCCATTTCTTCCCTAACCATATCAAAGTGCGGAAACCGCTCTTTGTCACTTCTTACTCGCTCGATTTCATTGTTCAAACGAGATTGTTCTTCTTGCTCAAACCTTGACTTTATCGTGCTAACTTCTTGATTAACTTGATAAAGTTGTTGCATTAACTGTTGAGTATAAGCATCAGTCGGTGCAACTGGTTCGCTACTTTGGTTTAAGTTTACTCCATAATCTTGTGCAAGTCTATGAAACATTTGCACTTTTTGGTCATACGGTGCTTTGGTCAGAATCATGTGCGCCCGACCTAAATTGTTTATCCAAGCTGCTGGATGGATTCCTTGGGCTTGAAGTTCAGGTACAAACGGGTTGATTGCTTCCTCAAGAGCCTTTGCTCGTTCCGCTTCTGCTTTATATACGCTAACGCCCTTTTTAAATTCATTCTCTCGTTGGTTAAGGTATTCAAGGTGTTTTTTGCTTTCTTCTTTGGTTAATGTTTCGCCTTTGGCTATCTTATCCCATAAAGGTAAAAGGTCTTTCTTCCAAGTTGTAGGCTTTGGTATATCGCTAATCTCAGGTTGTTCTTCGGGCTGTTCGGCTTCACCCTCATCTTCTGCAACAGCCTCAACGCTTTCTTCCTCTGTTGGCGTTTCTTCTTTTGCGACAAACTGACCTTTTTCATTGCGAGCAGGTTCGTCTTGAGGTGCTTCCTCTTGCACTTCCTCATGTGTATCCTCTGTATCTACGGGTTTACCCTCATCTTGTGGCTCTAATACTTCTTCTAATGCGGATTCCAACATTTCTCTACGGTCTGCCATGATTGCTCCTTAACGATAGTTTAGTTTGGCGTAAGCAAGCTCGGCAATCTTGCGTTTACGGGATTCTTGGTCTTTACGGCTTAATTCCACAGGCTTATGTTGCTTAGGTACATCGTTGCCTAACTCAATCATTCTGTGTTGTTTTAGGTGTTCTCTATGGTGGCTACGGCTTTTAATCCATGTGCCATCGACTTGAGATATATAGCCATCAATGTCTGACATCACCATCGGAGCTTCTTTGGCGGTCATTTCTTGCTTTAATTTCCATGCTTCCTCGGCTTCGAGCGAACCTAATGTGTACCCCCAAAACTCTAAGTATTTGTCCTTGTCCGTCTTAGCTTCCACATGGTTGCTTTCAGAATAACCGCACTTTGGGCAAATCATAGTTTCTCCAGTAAATGTGGCAATTTATGCCAATCTTGTTTACGCAATGGCACAACGCTGTCGTACCATACCCCATGCTTCCATCGCCAGCAGATGTAGTTATCTTCAGGCAATAGCAAAAAACACTTAACTCCTAAAGCACCAGCAAGGTGAGCCGTAGCTGTATCAGGGGCTACCACCGCTTTCATGGCTTTCATGTGGCAAGCGGTTAAATAAAAGTTCTCTTTCCACCCATCGGGGGGCAAAGGTTGAAATATATCGTCTGTATTTAAGTTCAGCGAATAGACATCATTACCTAGCATTTGGCGTATTTCGTTGACATCAATGGATTTAATGTAATGAAGCGGCCCTGTACTAGCGTGCCAATTAACCCCTACTTTGCGTTCAATATGGCTTGGAATGGCGTTTAAATAGCCTTCAGAGCCTACAATCTTTTCCTTAGTAATAGGAAATGATTGGCGTACATACATGGGGGCGTGTAGGGCAAAATGGGGCAAACTCATGCTGCCAATCCAGTAATCGGCTTCTAATGGTCTGCCTTCGTCACGCACACACGAAAGGGTGTCAATACAGTCCATTTGTCCTAAAAGCTGCATGACCGACTTGTGGCACATGACTGATACTTCCCTAGCCCCCCAAGCCTTAAGCATTGGCAAAAACCTAGCAAACTGAATAATGTCACCAAAGCCTTGTTCCATCTGCACGGTGATGTGTTTATCGTATAGGCGTTCACCGTTCCATTTGGGGGCTTTTACCCATTTATCCCATTTTTCGCCTGATGCTTCACGGGTTTTTGGATGCCACCGAAACTCATAGAGCCGAAACCCCGATTGGTAATGCCCCATGTGGAGCAGGTCTAAACTCTTTTTATAGTGTGCGTAAGGGGTCATAAAAGCATCAGTAATGATTCTTCGTCATCCAACTCGGCAAGTCTTTGGGCTTCGAGAATCGCTAACTGTGCTTGTATATAAGCCTGTTGCTTTCTTAGTTCTACCGCCCTTTGTAACTTACTGCGTTGGTTCTCAAGGTAGGCGATAGACTGCTCTAGTTCTGTAGTATCGACTGACGGTATATCAGCCTTAACCTCTTGAATAGATTGTAGTTTATTTTGTTTTTGTTTTGCAACAATTTTTGGTGGGTCAACCAAGTCACGAATTTGTTGCTTTCTTCGTAATTTGGCTTCTTGTTGGGCTTTGTAAAGCGCAAGCTGTCTTGCCCGAATCTTGGCATCTAAGCGTCTAGCTCTGCGGATTTCTTCAGGAGTAAAGCCATCGTGGGTGTCTGAAATTGGAGATGGCGGTATTCCACCTATCTGAAAAGCGTTGTTTTGAAACGCATTAGCTTGAAAAGCAGTCTGAAACATTAGACTATTTCAACCCAATCTAGTTTAGATTCATCCCAACTGTAAAGTTTGCCGTCAGTAGGCATTGGTTTTGGAGCGTTCCATACACATGAAAACTCATCTAAAACCCAACTTGCATAAGGTTGGGGTGGAATAAAAGCATCACGCACAGGGTCATAGGTATAGCCAACTCCAGCAAAGTTTTTACGCAAAGCCTGTGATTGGTCAGGATTTGGTTCGTTACTATTTGGCAAATAATGAACGCCACCACGCATATTGTAAGAGGTGCGTAACCATTGGCCTGGTGATGAATCAACAAAAGTGTCAAAAAACTCTTTGTCAGCAACAATAACTTGCACCACTTTTCCATCTAAAACTTTAGCAAAATGACCCATTTTTATACCTATGCTGTGTATGTACCACTAGATGTAAATGTATGAATAGTGTAGCCACCACTTGTTGTAACAGTACCTCCTGTTCCTCTTTGAGAACCTAAATACTTAACAACAACAATACCCGAACCTCCTGATGCTCCTCCGGGATAACTTGTAACATATCCTGAGCCGCCAGCACCACCGCCTGAATTGACTGTGCCAGCAGCCCCTATGGTAGTGCTTGAACCATTACCACCACCGCCTGTTCCACCATTTCCGGGAGTTCCAGTTCCTGTAAAACATCCTCCACCGCCACCGCCAGCATAAGTTACAGAAGAACCAGTTATTGACGATGCAGTTCCGTTTCCGCCATTGCCTGATACAGCTCCTGAAGAAGCTGCTCCTGCTGCTGAAGCACCTCCACCACCCCCTGAGGTATAGCCAGTTTGTGTTGTTGGACACCCATTACCTCCAGCGTTGCCTTGCCCAGATGTTCCCGCTCCTCCAGTTTTTTGAGTAGGCCCTGAATTATCTGTACTACCTCCACCACCGCCTGAGCCACCTGAGCCACCATTTAAGTAAATTCCTCCACCAAAACCACCCCCAGTAGCTGTAATGGAAACACCACTTATTGAACTGTTTGCTCCAGCTGTTCCGCTATTTGTTGTTCCTGCGGCAGCACCAGCACCACCAGCACCTAATGTAATTGTGTAAGCTGTTCCAGCCGTTAATGTAGTTGTTCCTGTTAATAAACCGCCAGCACCTCCGCCACCACCAAGACCTGAACCGCTCCCACCGCCACCAGCAACAACCAAATATTCAACTGAATAGTTGGCAATAGGCGAAACAGAAAAACCATAGTAAGCAATCCAGCCTTGAGTTGAATCAATGTAGACCAAACCAACAGAAGCACCGCTTGTATTAACAATGACATTAGAAGTGCTAGATTGAATCTTGTTGCCGTTTGGATTAATGGTTAGATTGTTTGTGCCAAATGTTCTTGCATAGTCAGTTAAGGTAATAATTTGCCCTGCTGTTGGGCTTGCTGGCAAGGTAACTGTAATTGCTGCAGATGTTGTGTTTACAGGATATGCTTCATTTGCAACGGCTGTAAAGTTAGAAGTTTTTACGGATTGCCAAGAAATACCACCACCGCTAGGTGTTGCCCATGTGCCATCACCACGCCAAAAAGTGCTAGAAGTTGCCCCAGTACCGCTATTTAGATTAGTTACAGGTAAATTGCCTGTTACTTGGGTAGCTAGACTTACATTCGATAGTGTGCCGCCAAGGGTCAAATTACCGCTACTTGTGACCGTTCCAGTTAAGGTAATACCGTTTACTGTGCCTGTACCACCTACGCTAGTAACCGTTCCTGTGTATTGGTCGTTACTTGTAACAGTAAAGTTAGGGTAAGTACCAGTTACCGTTGTAGTTCCAGCACCAGTAATGCTTACCGTTTGGTCGGGGGCTGTGTTGGTTACGGTTACGCTACCAGTCGAACCCGATACGGATATTCCTGTGCCAGCAGAGAGAGCGGTAACACCAGTATTCGCTATGGTGACTGAACCCGCCCCTTCGGTGATTGAAATGCCTGTGCCGTCTGTTAAGTTTGCGTTCTTCCATACGCCAATCGGGGTAGTAGATGCGTCATAAATCAATACATTACCGCTTTGGGGGCTAGTAATCCGTACATCATGGAGTTCGTCTAGTTCGTAGCCATTGTCAATCTTGACATAGATAGACCCTACGATGTTATCAACCCGCTCAACCCAACCAATAACAACAAGTTGGTCAGGGGCTTGGGGCTTAGTTGTCGTAACTGCACCCGCAGTCGTAGGCGATAAATATACCGTAGCTCCAGCCGTCAAACCTTGTGTGTTTAATTTATACAAAGCACCCGATACGATAATGAAGCCTTCTGCACCGCTTGTCATGGTTTCAGCAACCAATCCAATCGTGCCAAAAGATGTTGCTTCTACATCAGCCCTAGCTAGTTTTACTGCTACACGGTTGCCTTGTGCGCCTGAGATATAGACTGCTTGACCTTTAGTTAAGGTTGTACCGCTATCGTTATAAACCCGTGCGTATTCTTGCGTACCGATTTGCAGATTAACATTGCCGCCTTTAAGAGCAACGGTTGGCACTCCATCGCCATCATCCCAAGACATTGTGCCTACAGTCGTAGGTACGGTTGCAGGGGTTGTATCTAACCCAATCGAATTGGCGTTAATGATGTTGCCGTTATCGTCAAGGGTTACGGTTGAATTTTGAATTAACTTGCCAGTAGTTCCATCAAATCTTGTTATGGCATTGTCTGTAGCGGATGCAGGGCCAACCACATCACCACCTGACGATGGACTTGTATTAGTTACCGTGAAGTTAGGATAAGTGCCAGTAACAGATATTCCTGTACCACTAGCAATAGCTACTGTTTGGTCAGGTGCAGTATTGGTAACTGTAAAGTTAGGATATGTACCGCTAGTGCTAATACCTGTACCTGAGTTCAATACAACTGTTTGGTCGGGAGCGGTATTTGTAATATTTAAAGTGCCGCTAGTAGTGATTGGGCTTCCAGTAACAGAAATGCCTGTTCCAGCAGTTGCCGCCACAGATGTAACTGTGCCTAATGGGTTTGTAGCCCATGAAGTATCTGTTCCATTAGTCGTTAGGTATTTGCCTGCATTGCCTGTCTGAGATGGAACTAAAGCATTAAAAGCAGCATTAGCTGTAGTTTGTCCTGTACCACCATCGGCTATGTCTATCGTACCTGTTATGGTATGGTCAGCGTTCCAATCACTAGGGCGTACAAGATTTGTATCTGCTTCGTCAGGAATTGTGCTAACTTTACTATGTTTGACTGTAATAGCCATTATTGAACCCCTACAATCTTGCCATTTTCATCACGGAGAACTTGTTTAGGTTGGTTTAGTCTATCTATTAAAGCACCTAAAGTAGCTGTCATTTCTTGGTTACCTTGTGCAATAGCGTTAGCAATCGGGGCTAATGGGTGTTCTTGAGCCTTAATCATGTCCTCATCCATTGTGTATTCTTCGGCTATACCCTCACCACTATCTACACCAGCAGAAATACGGGCGGTTTCAATCTTAGCTCCGTTGTTAATGTAAGCCAATAGCAACTGAGTATTGCGCTCGGTCATCATCTTCATTTGGGCCAGCTTCATTTCCATCTCACGCTCTTGAGCATTACGCTGTTCTTCCAGTTGGAATTTAAGCTGATTCTCTTGTGCCTGATACTCTTGTTTAGCTTTCTCCAATTCAACCTGAGCAGCCATCTTCTGCTGTTCAAGCTGGACTGACATCTGCATTTCTTGAATCTTAGCCTGTGATTGAGCCTGAATCTTTTGCACCTCAACTGGGGGTGGCTTGGGTTGGTTTTCCATCGCTTTAGCTTGATTTCTAAATTGGTCGGCAGTTTCATCAATAAGCCCTTCCATACCTTTTCCAGCTTTAAACGCAGTAACACCAAACTTGAGCATTTCCATCAGTAATGGGGTTAATTCAGGTGCGGTTGTAGCAATCGGCAACGCATTGTTCATAAACTGGCTAACGGCTGATAAGAACTCAACACGGTCAGCCTTTTCTTGTTGCTCATCCTGATAAATCATTGAATCGCTAGTGACTTCAATGCGGAAGTTCTTAGCAGGTTCGTCTTTCAATAACTGTAGGGCTTGCGGTACTAAGGCTTGGTCTTGTGGGCTTAGTTGCATTGCACCACTAATCTTGACAATCGTATCGTCTGTGAAATGCTTACAGATAATCTGTGCTTTAATACTGAGCAGTTCGGTAGCAAAGTCCACGACTGCGTGTTGCATATTCTTTAATCTGCCAGCAGCATTATTGGACTTGATAATCTGTGCGCCAAGCGTTTCATTGGGGTCGGTTTGACCACGCTGAATGTCGGCAATACCCATAATCTCGTAGATTTGACCCTTGATTTGCTCCATTGCCTGATAAGCCATCGTCAGAGCTTGGGCGATTGGGGTTATATCTACAAGGTCAATAGCACCTTTCATGCCCTGTTTCTCAGCAAAGGCAGCCCAGTTCTTGACTGGAATCAAGGTATTGTTCTCACCCTCAGAAAATAATCGTGCAAGGCTTGGCTCGGAAGCATCGTAAACACCACGAACTTTCAGAGCGTTTACAAGGCCATCAATGCGGTCAGCCAATGTATCTAATTGCTTGGCTTGGTCTTGATATAGAACAAAGTCAGGTACAGGCTCTAAGCTGTCAGTTGTCAGCGTAGCGTACATAGGTTTAGGGCAAGGGAAAAAGCCTTCTAACTGTAATGGGTCATCTTTCTCGTCAAGAATCTCACCCATTGACTTGCTAATCCAAAAGACTTTGCCTTGCTCTTTATCCCAAATTTCATAGATACAGGCTTGGTAATGCTCGGCAACCATCTGTTTGGTAGCCCATCTGTCCGTGTCAGGCTTAGTATCTAGCGGAATCTTACCGCCTACTTCTTCGCCAAAGCGGTCAATCAGGGCTTGGCGGCTCATATAGACTTTACGCCATACGGCTGTTACTTCTTCCCATGTTCGACCAACAGTATGACCAAAATCCCGCCAATGAACATAGTCCACGGGAGCGCACTCATACTCAATTCTTTCCTGCGATTCCAATAGTTCAGCGTCTTGCGTTTCGGCTTCATCGGCATCCTCTGTAATCTGTACTCCATTACCTACATCTTGACCAGCCAATCCTGTGTTTAGGTCGTTTTGTTCTGCAACGATGTGTGGCTCATAACGAACCCATGCCGTGCCACGCCCACCCAATAAGCGGTCAAGCACAGCGTTATCCATTGCTGAACGATAGTCATGGTAATGCTCAACCTCATACTCCAAGGCCCGTTCAAGCATCATTGACGCTACACGCCCAATCGGGTCGTTATCACGGAATCTACGACTTACATCAGGGCGGGGCAGTCTAGCAAAGATAGCTGGCTTGATAACCTGAACATTAGACCAAAGGATATTAAAGCGAGCATTTGGGTTATTGCGGGTACGGCTGTCATCACGATAACGCTTGATAATACGGGGTACTCTAGCTTCCCATTCCCGAAATGACTTGTCATACTGGGCAATGGTGTTGTACCAATCTTCGTAAGTCTTGTTTAGCGTATCTTTCATACTCAATACCTTTGGTAATTAGTTTTTGGTGTGCTTTTCCACATTTCCTCAAGGGTCACATCAGTCTGTCCGACAAATAAGCCTTTAATCGGCTGATTTTGTCTTTCAATTTCTGTTTCATCTCGCCAAGCAATAGAAAGCATCCTAAAAGCATCCGCTCCATGACTAGTCCAATCATGTCTAGGCTTATCTCGAAATACTTTCTTATCCTCATCGTATTCCCTTTGATACTGTCGCAAGCACTCAATACCGTCTTGACATTTAAAGGCATCAAACCAAGTCCTAGCTAATGCCATCCTTGAAGCTTGAATACCGTCTTGTAATGACAGATTTGGAACAATTTTAAACAAATTTCCGCTTTTTAGGGGTAATTTATCCATTAATTGTTCAATTATTGACTTGCCACCACTTGCTAGTGTTTTTGCACGAGCATCATGGGGTAGCCAATGTGTGCCATATTCATAAGGTCGTTCTTTAATTTGGTTGGCATAGTAAATAATGGGTTGACCGTGTGCTTCGTGGTAATCCAATACTCTAATCTCGCCATGCACCACTTGATACCACCAAATAGCCGTAGCATCGTTGTAGCCCAAATCCCATGCTGTATGTACAGGAAACATAGGGTCGCACTCTACTTTGGTGATTCGGTCGGCATCGGTGAGTAAACGCATCTCCGTGCCGTATATAGCACCCAGTATGGCAGCTTCAAAGCTACATTCAAACTCTTGCTGAAACTGGTCTATGCTCATAGATTTAAGAGCATCATCCAATTCAGCTTGGGGCAATATCTTGGTTTTACTAGCCCGTAAGACGGTGCTATACCACTCATCCTTGTTTAGCGTGGCGTATTGGTATATGTCGTAAAAGGTGTTGTGGCCTTTTGGTGTGCCGATAAAGGTAGCCCAACCTTGCCTGTCAGCCAGTAATGGTCGGATAACCTCGCCCCATATCTTTGGCTTCATGTCGGCATATTCGTCAAGCACTACGCCATCTAGGTATAAACCCCTAAGTGCGTCAGGATTGTCTGCACCAAACAAACGAATTCTAGCCCCGTTAAATAGTTCGACCCACAACTCTGAAATATTGTGCTTAACCCGTGCAGGCTCACTAAACTGCATAAGGTAATCAAAAGCAATAGACTTAGCTTGGGCATAGTAAGGGGCAATATACGCATATCGGGCATTTTCCTTAGTTTCGGTCAAAGCTCGCCAAAGAATATCGTTAATACAGGCTACAGTCTTGCCAGCCCTGCGGTGGGCAATAATCACAGCCCATCGTTGGGTTCTATCGTGAAAGTCTAAAAATACATCTCTAGGCTTATACAGTTCAATATTGAGGTCTGTATATTCGATTACTTCTTCCATGTAACCACATATCGAATGGGTTTATCCTCGCTACCAGTATGCTCAGTACGGGCTAGTTTAGGTACATGGTATTCAGCCACTTGCATAAAGCAATCAAATGCGTGTTTAGGGCCGTATTTAGGGTCATCAGCAATGGCTTCTAGCCACTCTTGTAACTTATGGCTATTACCATCAACAAAGCGTGCTATGGCTTCTCTAGCCAATGCGGTGCTTTTATTAGGGCTTCCTGCTGGTCTGCCTGCCCCCTTAGGATTATTTTTTAATTGTTTATTAACCATACTACCTCAAGTGATTGATTTAGTTAGGGTAAATTCTAATACTATTTTGATACTTTTTCTAATTCTTGTTCAATTATTTCTTTGCGGCTTAGTGGTTTACTGTTTTGTTCTAGTATTTTGACTTCTGCGGGGTCAAATACAACAAAATTACTTGTGCCTTCATCAGCACCCCTAGACATAGCATCTTTGTAGCGTATGCCTTTAATGCCTAATTCATTAAGCATTTCGCTTACTTTTTTAGGGTCGCCTATAACTTGATTTAGTCTATCTACAACTTGTTGTCCTGAAACCCTGTTTTCATCAAATACTTTATTTGCTATTTGTGGCAACTTTTCTAATCTTGCAGGTTGTGCTTTGTTCATAGCAATACGCTTTGCTTCACCTTCTGCAAGATATTTTTGCACTTCAGGATGATTTAATAACGCATTTTTAACCAAATCAGATTGCTGACTAATAGGCTTATCCCAATCAAGCATATTAGGAATGTATTCATCAGGTATATCTACTTTGTAAAGATTGCCAGCCTTATTTATTTCATCAATTCTGCTTTGATAGGCTTTAATCATTGAACCTGCATTAGGGTCATCCGATTGTTTTAACTGTTTTATTTGGTCTTCTAACCTACCAATTTGCAGTTGAATAGAATTATTAGGGTCTGTAACTGGATTACCTGCTTCATTGGTCAATTTTTTGCGGTAAACATCAGCTAAGTCTTTAGATTCAGCAAAATACATCCCATGTCCATAAGCCTGTGCGCCTTCGCCAGTTCCTACCTTGTTTATGTCAAATTTGCCCTTAATAGTATGCGGTGTGCCATGATAAGCGGTCAATCCCATCAAATTGGGTACTTGAGCCATTTGGCGTTCAAATGCGGCTCTATCGCCCACTTGTATGCCTTGGTCACCCATAGTTAAGGCAGCGTCAATATCTGAGCGTTGTTGGGCTAGGTTTTGGGCAGCATTAGGAATGATGTTACGAATGTAGTTGCTCATAGTTTGAGCCGTGGTTGTGCGTGGGCCTACCACCTGACCTTGGGGTGTTACATATCCAGCTTGGCGTAGAACTTCAGCCAATGTAGCCATTTATGCCATATCCTTTGCAAACTTATTAAAGTGCTTCATCAATGCTGCTTTACGCTTCATACGCTTATCTTCGTTCTTTTCTAGCGTGGTCTGTTTATGCGGTTGCAACAAAGAATTCTCAGGTTTAATCTTTTCTTTTTTAAACATATTACATATCCTTCATAGCGTCAGAGATTACTTGTCTGCGGGGCTTTTTAGCAGTTTTGGCGGCATCTTTAAAGTCTTGGGCGGTTGGTGCGCCTTTAGCCCCAGCCTTTTTCATCTTTTCGCCTGAACCAGCTTTAATCCGCTCACGCTTGGCGTGTATGTTTGCGTATAGTCCGTTTTTCATTAGCAACTCCATCTCGCTCTTGCTGCTTTTCCTCGTTCCCCAGTCCAGCCTTTAGACCTTGCACAGAAACTATCATGGCGTGGCCCACTAGATTGGGGGGCTTGTAAATTTGCGTTGTTTTTACGATTGTAGGCGGCTCGACCTTTGGCGGTCATGCCAGCACCTTCTTCTGTAGATAAGTAATTGCGACCTTTGCCCTTTGTAGTTTTAGGTATAGGCTTATCGTGCTTATCCATTGCAGCACGGATTTGGTCACGCCTACTCATGCTTTTTCTTCAATGTACTTACCGTATGCTTCTTCTAGCTTATTCTTACGGCTACCTTTAGCGTATTTACGCTCAGTAGCTAAAGCAATGGCTACGGCTTGCTTTTTAGGCTTGCCAGCCTTCATCTCAGCCTTGATGTTTTTACCGACCGCTTCTTTGCTACCTGATTTAACGAGTGGCATTTTGAACTCCTTGTAGTTTTCCAGCCACAATTAAGGCGGCTTCGTTGGGGGATTTACCTTGATTTACTAAATTTACTATTTTGTTTAAAGTATTCATATCATCAGGAATACCAGCACTTTGAGCAGCACGAACAAATACATCACCGTCTATTTTGGCGGCTGGCAAAGTTGCTGAACTTCGTAACATATCCACCAATTTGCTAGAATCTTGCATAGTCAAAGGCATAAAATATCCTTTTATTTCAAGAACTTAAGTTTATAAGTAGTTGTATTAATTAATTCAGCAATAGTGTCAATTAAATTTTGCAACTCAGAATCTTGCGGTAAATCTTGGCGAGCATCAGCCACAAAGTTTTGTAGCGATTCCATGTACTTAATTGGGTCTTTTGGTTGGTGGTAAACGCTTGGGAAAGTGGTTAGCTTTCCGTATTTACCCATGTAAGATTCCGCTAAAGTATCGACTAACTCCACGATTTCATCGTAATAATTGCCAAGAGCTTTGTGTTGGGCGTATGAGCCTGTACTCCAATGAAAAAAATGCGTATTAGTCGCAGAATGTAGCAATGTTGCTAGAAACAGGGCGCAATTTTCCATAGAAACTCCTTTACATATCTCATTATATTAGGTTTTTTGCAAAATCCACACCGACCAGTAAGGGTAAGCGTTAAAAAAGTTCTCATCTTTGTCCTCTGTCGGCTTGTATTTAGACCTAACAAATTTGTTATACGCTTCTACATCAAACACAAAACCGTGCTTATGGAATAGCCGATACCAGTAGTCTATTGGTTGAATGTTCACATGGGTAGGGTCACCCATATACATTTCTTTAGTTTCGCCATCCTTGACTGCGTCTAAGCAAATAAACAAACGCCCAGTTTTCTTGATAATTCTTGAAAATTCTTGAAGAATTGCATCCATTTGTTCTTCGGGGATATGCTCTAGCACTTGTGCGGTATGCACCAAGTCAACGCTTTCAGTCAAAGCGGGTGTGTCAGCGATTGAGCCACAAACCAATTCATTGGCGTAATACCCAAAATGGGTACGACCCAACCCAATCATGGATTCATTCAAATCTACTCCTAAAACCCGCATATTCAGCTTGTGAAAGCCTTTTAAAATTGAGCCACACGCACACCCAGCATCCACCACAAAGCCGTCACGGGGCGTTTTACAGGCTTCTACAACCATTTTGGCGTATTCCTCTTGCCAGTAGCCATGCCCAAGATAATCAAGACCAGCATCTTTATGCTCGTCATAGTAATCTTGGTTGTATTCGGTGACTTTAAGATTGGTCAGCAACACGAACTAATCCAATCGCTCGTAGCGCAGCTTCAGGGCTATCCACACGACTAAGTGGGCCACCCTTCCAATTCGCAATAAACTTCAGTTGGTCGGGGGTGTATTTGGCTTTTGCGTCACGCTTGACTTCCATCAAGATGGTTTCTCCGTTGTAGCACACCATTAAATCAGGGATTCCCCTACCTACCATTGACAAAATATACACATCAGCACCCGCTTTTCTAAGGGTTTCTACTATTTCTGTTTGGTTTACATCAACCTTACGAGCGTATGGCATTGATTATTAACAATTTTCGGTTAAGATAAGCTAACTTTATCACGAATCAGGTCTTGTATGACTACAAAAATCTCCGATGAAGATTTCATAGCACTTTGGAAACAACATGAATCAGTTGGTGCAATCGCAAAAATTACAGGAATTGCGTATCGTGCCGTGCTAAAAAGGCGGCAAAGTATTGAAAAACGCCACGACATCATACTAAAGTCCTTAGATAATAGAGGCCGACCTGATATTTACATACCCGATGAACAAACGCAATGCAACATTAACTTAGATAATGGGGTCATCATCGTAGGTTCGGATTGCCACTACAACCCCAAATACATTACCACCGCCCATCGTGCCTTTGTGCAATGCGTCAAACACCTAAAACCAAAGTATGTAATCCTTAATGGCGATTTGTTTGACTTTGCCACCATTTCAGCCCATCACCGTATTGGCTGGCAACACCACCCTACAGTTAAAGAAGAATTAGACGAAACTCAAGCAAGATTGGCAGATATTGAAGCCGTGCGACCTGCGGGGTGCAAACTACTGATTACCATCGGCAACCATGACTTACGCTTTTCGGGCAAATTATCCAACATATTGCCCCAATATGAGGGCATTAAAGGTTTTGACATAGCCGACCATACCCCTTTGTGGAAATGGTACTGGAGCATTATGGTTAATGGTAACTGCATGATTAAGCACCGTTGGCACAATGGCGTTCATGCGGTTTACAACAACATTTTAAAATCAGGCACTTCGTTTGTTAGCGGTCATTTACATAGCCTAAAGGTAACCCCGTGGACTGACTACACAGGTACACGGTACGGTGTAGATACAGGTACGATGGCTTGCGTTAAAGACCAGCAGTTTATTTATGCGGAAAATAATCCCCTTAACTGGCGGTCAGGTTTTGCTGTGCTAACCTTTAATAACGGTAAGCTTATGCCACCCGAACTAGCAGAAGTCGTTGATGAGGATAAAGGCTTGTACTACTTCCGTGGGCAAGTTATGAAAGTATGAAACTAACCCCCAAGATTATTGAAAATATATACGCCATGCTTTACTGCGTAGAGCCGTTTTCGTCTTGGGAGTTACCATTACCTGAAGAAATTAAGTTTATAGTGGATAGCGACCCTGAAGCGATGGGTACATACCTTTATGACGATGGCGAAAAACACGCCCATACCATTACTATTTCCGATGCCCGTTGTGGGCATTTAGATACAGTAATTAGGACAATGGCCCACGAGATGATTCATGCGTCTAGGTGGAATACGGTTACCCATGCGTGGACTAAGCACGATAAAACCTTTAGAAACCGTGCTAAAGCGGTGGCTAACGAGTTGGGATTTGACCCGTTAGAGCTTTAAATAAACATATCGCCTTGTGCGTAGGCTTGTTCTATACGCTTACAGGCAATATCAAAGTATTTTTGTTCCCGTTCTATTCCTACAAAGGTTTTGCCCATTTTGGCACAAGCAACACCAGTTGTTCCAGAGCCTAAGTATGGGTCAAAAACAACAATATCACCTTCAATGTTTTTTAAAATATTTGTTGGCAAATTAATAGGATATGGTGCTGGATGCAATGGATTTTGTTCTGCCATAAATTTCCATACCTCGCCTTTAAATTCTAAATCTTTAGCCCTATTAAAATTTGGTTGTTTTTGATATTTTGTCATCCAAAAAATTAGTTCCGTTGTTGGTAAAAATCTTATAGGTGCTACGGCAGGAGAATTTGACCTATCCCAAATTAATTGTTGCCTAAATACAAAATTAGTTTTTATAAGCCATTCAATAGGGTGGCTGGCTTTGTGATTGGCAACTCTTATTTTATGGTTATAAAAAAGACTTCCATCGTTTGCTAGATGATTCCAAATCTCATTTAATATTTTAATTTGACTATCTTGATACTCTGATTCCAACATAAAATCATTTTCAGGGTTATCTCCATAATCGACATTTCTTTGCCCCCAAGAATCTTTTTCATGTCGTTTTCTAATAAACCCCTCATAACCAGCTTTGTTATAAGGTGGGCTTGTAATTACAACATCAAACTGCCCCAATGTAGGCAATATTTCGGCACAATCCCCCAAATAAAGCGTTGCGTTACCTATTTGCTGTTGCATAAAACAATCCAAGCGGCTATTAAAGGTAGCGTTAATATAACGATTCCAAAATAAAGTGCTAAATCATTCATCTATAGCGAGCAACCGTGTCGTGAAGGTAAGCAAATCTTCTTGAGTAAGATTGTATTTACGCTCAAATCCTTTAGCCCCAAGTCCGTGAACACCTGTATTCCCTCGATGATGTTCGGGGCATAGCGGTATAACCTCTGCGTTTTCTCGCAGCCCACCAAATCTTCTAATGTGGTGGATTTCTGCGGGGGTGTCTTTAAATCCAAATTGTCGGCATAAGATACAGCCAAGGGATGCAACTTTGTCATAGTGTTTTTTGGTTTGCGTATTCATACCACATTACATAAAAGGCTTTAAATTCCTCTACTCCTTGGCCCAATTTTACACATGAGCCATACGGTTGCACTTGCCAAAAGTCTTGGATAACTAGTTCATCATCCGTATTGCCTTGCACAATAACCACCGTAAAGTTATGTGTTTTGGCAAAAGCTTGCAGTAATCTGCGCTGACCTTCGCTGACCTTTTCGTTAGGGCGCTTCCATTCCATCACCAAAAATTTGCCATTGCGCTCGGCTATGCCGTCAATATTGCTAGGGCAAAAGGCTGGGTTGCTAGGAATTAAGGCTTTAAACGCACCATAGTCAATATGGGTCGCATAAGCGTTACGCATTATCTTATTGAATGTTTGCATCGTTTTGCAAAACATCCTCAAGTTCTTGGGCTAAGTCGGTCACATCACAACCAATCAGATAGGCTTGGGTATGGTCTTGCTTTAGTTTGGCGTTGTGTACTTTTTTAATGGCACGGTTTAGGTCTAAAAATACTTCGGCAAATTCTCTCATTTGGTTAGTCTTTCTATTTGTCTATCGTTAGCTTGTTGGGTGCGCCATGCTTCAAACCGCATTTTGGCGGCTTCGAGTTGCCACCGTAGGGCTTCTTTTTGCTCTACAGCTACGCCTATGGCTTTGCAAAGGTCTTGGTAGTCTTGGCTACGGTAGGCTTCTCGTTCCTGTGCGCCTAGCGATTGTTCCTCAGTTTGTGACATTTTGATAGCTTTTAGGCTATGCCGAAAGTTTTCAAGCTGGGCTAATTCACCTGACGCTTTAGCGTATTGCGGTGCGGTTTTAAATATAAAATCTATTGCTTCGTGTGGGTCGTACTCTTTCATAACCATTCCCCCTTATTACCCTTGTTACCTTTTTTCCATTGGTCAGCAAAATCTGTTAGTAATTGACTATCAAGTTTGTAGTTTGATAGATATTCCCTAAACTTTGCTAACCCCCATTCTGACCGCCATTTACACAACTGCCTAACACCGCAGCGATATTTATGTTCCTGCTCATTCAAGTTCCATTCCTAACTTCACCATACACTTGCGTTTCAAAGTTTCGTAAGTATCGTAGCCATTACCCAAAATGCCAAGTTCTTTTGCCTTGTTTTCAATGCCTTGCTGACTAAACATCCATGACCTATCCACCTTTTCTTTAGCGGGTGTCATATCAAGGGTGTCAGTCCAACGCTCACCGTTAATCCAAGACGCTGGATATGGCACGAAATCTATGTGGGTTCGTTTAAGTTCCCAGTATTTGATGTGGTTTGGCAAGGCTTCCAAAGCTTCTCGCTTTTCAAGCTGGGATAACTTCCCCCAAGCAGATTCAGCCTTTTTCTTAGCCACTTTTTTAGGCCATACTTCCCAAAATTTCTCAAATTCCACACTAAATCCCCCATTTAGATAGATTGTTAAAAATATACAAATACAAACCAAAAAAGTACATCAATACCGCAGCAAATTCTACTAAAAACAACGCCCAATCATCTTGCTTCCAACCCGCTATAGCCCACATGACACTACCTACAAAGCCAAAAACAATGTTAGCAGGGTATTCATTAATACTGGTTAGCCCAATACCAATTAAACACAAAAATGTACCAGTCCATTTAAAAAGGAGCATCGGGCAAATCCAATTTAATTTTGTCGGCTTTTACAAACTGATAAGTCCAGTCGGTATAGGTCTGTATTAAATGCTCGGCTTCGTGTTTAGTCTTAACGGTACGCATTAATTCACCATGCTCATCATAGATTTTGTAATGGCTATAAGCGTTTATACGGTCATCAGTAGTAAATGTAGTCATAAATACTCCATCCATACAGTTGTGGAATCCAATCGCATCTGTAATTCACGGATTTTTAGGCTTTGTTCTTTAAGTAATTCAGCCGATTGCAACATAATCTCAAATTCTTCCAATCCGACTTTAATTTCGGATTTACGGCACAAAGTTTCTAGCATATCGGCTAGTTCGTAGGCTCGGCTCATTGCAATACTCTTGGTGATGGTGGGCTTGGTGGTGACATAGGCACGGTATAAGACGGTGTGCCAATCGCCCATCCTTGCGGGGTAACGACCTGATTTGGGTAAATTGTGGCGTTTTGCATCACCTGACCCTGATTGTTTACTATTTGAGCCGAATTACCCTGTTTTTGTACATAATAAGAAACATTGCCTTGTGGGTCGGTCACCACATAAGTTTGGGCAAAAGTTAGTTGCGAAAAAGCAACAACAATTAAGGAAATA